CTAAGGATAATATATGGCAGATGACGCAACAATAAGTATAACAGCGACTTTACTACCAGATGAAATTTCTAAATCTATTAGTGGTTCTATGACTGTGACGCCAGACGATGTAAACGATAAATGGTATTACAAGTTAACTGCTTGCACTGCAACAAGCACAGATTTAATTGCAGGAAGTTTTTTAGATTATACAGCCGTTGATGATGATACAGCACCAACAGCAATTACAACAAGTGATAAAGTAAAATTTTTATTTGTTAAAAATACTAGCACAGCAGATGGTGTTGTGTTATGTTTTGACGGAGGAACAGCTGCAAACGATTTAGTTGATGGTGTATTTATTGGACCTTCACAGTCATGGTTTGGTCGATTACCAAATACAACTGTTGGTAATTTACATGCTATATCATCAGATATTGCTGACGCGGGTGACGCAACAGCAAATTTAATTGTAGCAGCTTTAATAGATGACGTAGCATAGGAGGACGTATGAAAAAAGTAGATAAAAAGAAAAACCCTGGATTAACAAAACTACCAACATCAGTTCGTAATAAAATGGGCTATATGAAAAAAGGTGGTAAAGTAAAAAAACCAAAAATGGGAAAATATAAATAATGGCATCGACATATTCAAGTTCGTTAAATTTACAGTTAATAACAACAGGGGAACAATCTGGAACTTGGGGTACAGTAACAAATCAAAATTTAGAAAAAATAGAATCAGCCGTAAAAGGTTATGTATCTGTAGCAATTGCTAGCACAACAGACTCATTAGCAACATCGGATGGATCAACAACAGACGAACAAAGTAATGCTATTGTAAAATTAACAGGAACCTTAACAGGTAACACAACCATGAGCTGTGAAGCTGTTGAAACATGGTACATTGTTGATAATGCAGCAAGTATGAGCACTTATACACTAGGTTTTAAGCCTAGTGGTGGTACGGCTACTAATTTAGTTTCAGGTTCTAAGCATATACTATACACGGACGGCTCTACAATGTTTGATGTCTTAAATGATGCAGGAAACATAACAGCTAATGGAACATTAACTGTAGCAGGAGCAACAAGTTTAAATGGTGGTGCTTTTATATTTAATGANTCCTCAGCCGATCTTAATTTTACAATTGAATCTAATGGTGATGCTGTTAANTTTTTCTCCGATGGAGGCGAAGATCGCATAGGTATTGGAACAGGAACACCAAGTACAAAACTTGATGTTGTTGGAGGTTTTAAAGCTTCAGGAGCTGTTGATCTAGACGGTGGAGCTTTTACATGGAACCAAACAGGAGCATCCTTAGATTTTAGATGTGAAACAAATACATTGGCAAACGCTTTCTTTATAGATGGCTCAGCAGATAAAATTGGTTTTGGAACAAATGCACCAGCAGATGCTAGTGTAGAAATAAACCAAGCAAATTCTTCTGGTGCTATTGCATGTTTATCATTAGATCAAGATGATACAGACCAAGAGTTTATTAAATTTGATGGTACAACTGCAAGTGATCAAACAGCGAGTTTAACAACCGATACAAGTGTAGGATCATTAACAGGACATATTCGTGTCAATGTAAATGGCACTGATTTTTGGATACCATATTACGCAACTAATTAGGAGCATTTATGCCACTGACAAATTTGCAAATTGCACCAGGAATAGATAAACAAAATACAGAATATGGTGCTGAAGGAAAATGGGTAGATTGTGATAACGTACGTTTTCGTTATGGATTACCAGAAAAAATAGGTGGTTGGGCAAAAGTAACAAGTGATGCTTTAATTGGTGCAACACGTGCTATTTTAGCATGGTCAGATTTAAACGGCGTTAAGTATGCTATCTATGGCACAAACAAAAAACTTTACGCTTACTCAGAAGAAAGTTATGCTGACATTACGCCTACGCGCGCAACAGGAAGTATAACACAATTTGAAACAACTAATGCTTCAGCATCTGTTATAGTAACAGACGCAGACCACGGAGCAGTTATTGGAGACATGGTAACTATATCAAGTGTTAGTGGAGCTATTGGTGGATTATCACAAGCTAATTTACAAAATGAATTTGAGATATTATCTGTACCAAGTGCAAACACATATACAATTACTGCACCTGCTAACGCAACATCAGGTGCGTCAGGGGCTACAGCTACAGCTACATATGAAATTAACACATCTTCTGCTACATCTATATTTGGTTATGGATGGGGATCAAGCACTTGGGGAGCATCAACATGGGACACAAGTCGTGAATCATTAACAGGTGCAGAAGGCGTGCTACTAGATTCAGGAAAATGGGCTCTTGATACATGGGGCGAGGATGCACTAGCTTTACAATTTAATGGTGGTTTGTATTATTGGGATACATCAAGTGGACTCTCTAGTAATATTGCATCCACAACAAGTGTGTCTACTGCACCAACAAAATCACGATTTATGTTAGTCTCTGGTGAAGATAGACATGTTATTTGTCTTGGAACAGAAACAACAATAGGAACAACATCAACACAAGACAATATGTTTGTTCGTTGGTCTGATCAAGAAGGTGAAAATACATGGACGCCTACAGCAACAAATACAGCAGGCTCAACAAGATTAACAGATGGAAACTTTATACAAACAGCCGTAAGATCAAGAGGAGCTGTTTTAATATGGACAGATTTAGCACTATACTCAATGCAATTTATTGGTCCTCCGTTTACTTTTGGATTTAAACAAATAGGTTCTAACTGTGGAGCCGTAGGTATTCATGCTGCAATTGATGTAGAAGGTGTTGCTTATTGGATGGGAACTAATTCTTTTTTCTTATTCGATGGTGCTGTTCGTAAAATACCATGTACTGTGCAAGATTATGTTTTTACTGATATTCAAGTAAGTGCACAACGTGATGTTTTTGTTGCAGCTAATACAGAGTTTAATGAAATAACATGGTTTTATGCGTCAGCAGATTCAACACAAATAGATAGACAAGTTACTTTTAATTATGCAGAACAGTTATGGTATGTAGGGACACTAGCTCGTACAGCGTGGGTAGATAGAGGTGTGTATGATAATCCTTATGCCGCAGAATTTAATTCAACAGATACAACAACACCTGTCACAACAGTAGAAGGTGTAACAGCAGGAAGAACATTTATCTATGCACACGAAACAGGAGTTAATGATGACGGAAGTGCTATGGAAGCACATATTGAATCAGGCGATATTGATATAGCCGACGGCGATCAATTTATGTCTGTTAGACGTTTTATTCCTGATTTTAAATCACAAGTAGGTAATGTTGACATAACACTAAAAACACGTCCCTATCCTACAGGAACACAAACAAGTCATGGTTCTTTTGCTGTGGCAACAACAACTACAAAACAAGACACACGAATTAGAGGAAGACAATTATCTCTTCGTGTTGCAAGTGATGCTACTGATGATAAATGGAGATACGGAACATTGCGTTTAGAAATACAACCTGACGGAATGAGAGGAAGCTAATGGCACAAATTAATATACCACGTTTACCTGATGCACCAGAACAATACGACAGACAACAAATGTCACAATTAATACAATCATTAGAGCAGATGATTTTTTTATTAAATAACACTTATACGCCAGAAACACTTCGTAGTGATGATGAAGCAGTTTCGTGGTTCTTAACATAAATGGCAAATGTTTATACAAATTATAAAGCAGTGTTAACAACAAATGCACTGACAACGCTCTATACAGTAGGGTCAGAAACAACAGCAATTATTAAATCATTACGTATAACTAACACTGATGAGGAGAATGATTGTAAAATTTCTTGTCACATTGTAGATACAGGCAGTGTTAGCTATACATTAGAGACAAACAGAAATGTACAAAAAGGAACATCGGAAGAATTATTTAATAGTTATTCGTTTTCCACGTCCCCTGTTGTATTAAAAGAATCGGAAATATTAAAGGTGCAAGCCCAAAATGGTGGTGATTTGCATGTTTTATTAAGTGTACTAGAAATATCATAAACTTATTGAAAGAAGGAGAAAAAATGGCTATAAATGACAATATTACCGTGAAAGTTGGAAAGGCACCTTTGCCAGTTATAGAGGTCCCTACAACAACAACTATAAAGCACGCTACAACAGGGAAAGTCTATGCTGATGAAAAAGAAGCAAAGGCTGACATCAATAACCCTGCTACCTCAACAAAAGATCAAGACATACAACGTGATGTTAGTATAAATATAAAAGCATTACCTGGTATACTTGGAGAAACATTAAAATAACATGGAGACCATGCAGGAAATATTACCATCTGGCGGACTAGCCAATTTTCATAACGAAGTTTCACGATTAGCTGATTTAGGTCGCTATGAAGATGCATACATTGTACACGCAGCTGAAGGAGAAACTGTTGTTCCTATGCAAGTCTTTGATGAAAATCCAGGACTTAAAGAAATGTTATTTAATCAAATGCGTGAAATGGGTATTCAACCTGAACGCTATATTGTTGGTAATGAATTTAATTCTATTAACCCTATCACTGGACAGCCAGAATTTTTTTTAAAGAAAATATTTAAACAAGCTAAAAAAGCTTTAAAAAAAGTTGCACCGTACGCGGGCATGATAGCAGGCGTCGCGGGTCTCGGACCAGGGTACGCAGCTCTTATTGGAGCAGGCGCTCCTCTTCTTGCAGGACAAGGAGCAGGCGAAGCAGTAATGGGTGGTCTTAGTGGCTACGGCGCAGGAAAAGCATTTGGCCAAGCAGAAATGTTTGGTGGTGATCCAGGTCAATACGCACTTCCAAAATTATTTGGTGACCAAGGTGGCATAGGAGCTGCTTTTGATCAAGTTCAATCTAATTTAGGATTTGGTGAAACAACATCAAATGAAATACTAACAAAGGGACAAGCTCAAGCGCTTGGTGTTCCAGAAGGAACTTTAAGGCAAGAAATGATTGACATTGGAAAGATTGATCCAAAAACCGCTATAACAAGTTTAAGTGGTGGACAAATTGCAACAATAGCATCTTTAGGTGTTCCTATTTACCAAGCTTTAAAAGCAGAAGAAGAAGATAATACAGGAATGACAATGGAAGATATTACTAATAAATATCCTTGGGGAGGAGAATTTGGCACTACAATGGCTATTGATCCTGTCACAGGACAACCCATAACTTACTCAGCAGAAGGTGGTATTATTCAACATTTCCAAGAAGGAACAGGACCGTTTGGTGTAATCTATCCAGAAGGAGATACTGATTTTGATGCAAGTGAAATGGTTAATCAACCTGGAGATGAAAGTATACAAGATCTTGATTTGTTTATGGGTGACGATATGGCCGCTAATGAATTAAGTAATATGCCAATGCCACAAGAAGATACAGGTGGCATAACAGAAGTAGCCTCTTTAAGACAACCAATGATTACTGTGTATGATGTAGTTCAAGAAAGAATGGTTACTATTCCAATGATAGAATATTTACAAAATCGTGGTCGTTACGCAACACAAGAAGATTTTGATACAAGACCAGGATACTCAGCACCCCCTGATGATGAACAAGAAGGCTTTCAATATGATTTTGATGGTAAAACATACAGCTTTGATGAACCACTTACAGAAGAAAGAAGACAAGAATTTTTAGACAGACGCAATGAATTAGGCGGAACTGCAACAGGAGAATTAGCTGGAACGCAACAATTTTTAGACAGACGCGAAGAATTAGGTGGAATCGGAGCTGCAACAGGAGCTTTAGCATTTTCAATTGCAAAAGCATTAAAACCATCTGGAAGAATAAATGAAGATGATATTGCAAGAGCACAAGAAATGTTAACAAATATGAATGCTATGGAATTAGCAAGATTGTTAAAACCATCTGGAAGAATAAATGAAGATGATATTGCAAGAGCACAAGAAATGTTAAATAGAGAACAAGATTATTTAGGACCACGATCCGAGATGGGTATGGAAGAACAAGGAGATTTAGGAATGGCAGACGGCGGTATTGCATACTTAGCAGAAGGATCATTCCCAAGAAGAACAGGAGCAATTGCAGGACCAGGTGGTCCAAAAGATGACCGTGTACCTGCGATGTTAAGTGATGGAGAATTTGTAATGACGGCAGAAGCTGTGAGGAACGCTGGTGGTGGAAGCCGACGTCAAGGAGCTAAAAAAATGTATCAATTAATGAATAGATTAGAAGGAACGGCATAATGGTTGATGAAGTAGTTCAATATAATAGACTAGCCCCGTACATTGAACAACGTGGGGAAATGTTACTTGGATCTGTATTTGGTGATCCAAATGCTGTCCAACAATCTGGTGAATCAAATGAAGATTTTAAACTGCGAAAGCTTGGGCGTGCGGGTGTATCTCGTCCCGTTCCAGCATTTCAAACAGCAGGACTAACAACAGAACAGCTTCGTGCTGTTCAAATGGGCCAACAAGGTCTTGGAGGATACGAACCATATTTACAGGCAGCAGGTGATGTAACAGGAATGGGCTTAGGTGCACTTGGTGCATCACAAAGAATGTTTGCACCAACAGCAGAAGGTATTGGGCAATACATG